ATCTAGAGACATTTTTAGTTGTAATAAATGTAATATAATAATAGATAGAGATGTAAATGGAGCAAGAAACATCGCTATTAAACGTTTGAAAGAACTAGGAGGTTAACTGTTGAGTACTTTCCCCGTGGAGCTACACACGGGTTAAAGGTAACTTACGGATTTAGACTGATGTTTATCTTTGTAGGTTGACTAACGTAGCGGAAATACAATGTCTCGCCTATATATGAATGGCACTTTGAGATCTTGGATACATTATATACAAACACGATGTGATCCATCAACTCAAAAAGAACATCGAGAAATCGCAATGAAGTGTGCTGAAGTAATAAACACAATATTTCCTATTCAATTGTTTGATGAATCTAAAATCTAAAAATATTAAGATTAATTTATCTTAATATTTTTATCTCTATGCTAGATGATCGTAATAAAGAAAAAACTATTAGATTAGGCTTTCTTATAATATTTTACCTAAGAAGAAGATGTAGTAAACAGTTCTAAATGACAATCACCATAAGGTACTTCATTTATAAACGCAACTCTTCCATTACCACTTAAACTTCCATTAAATCCTTCAATTGAATCATCTCCGCAAATTATTTGCTGTCTTTTTACAGCATCTTCTTTTGAGTTGTAAATACCTTCTATATATTTTGTTGGTATAGAATAACTTGATTTATACGAATAAACAATGTAAAGCATCATTTTATTAATACATTGTAAACATAAGAAATAATTCAATTTTTACTTAATTTTGAGAATATTTATTCGGAGTTTTACCATCACAACTTGTATACCAATTTAATATACAAAAACCATTTTTAAATGGAGGAGGTTCATTCAAATTTTCCCATACATTCATTTCATTTTTATTAGGTTTAATACCATATAAAAATAATCCAACTATATTTCCTTTATCAATATTAACAAATTTAATCCTATTACTAGACCAAGTCAACGATTCACTAAATACAAAACCTTTCTTTATATCAAAATTTACTCCAGTATTTTTTATCGCATTAGAACTTTGTTGTACGTAATTTAAATTTGCACAATTATCTCGTTGCATAATCAACGAATAACTCAATTCTCCAATAGTAGCTGGATTTGTTGATGGATAATAACTTGGAAGTAAAACTTGAGATCCATCTTCATATGCTTTTGTTAACTCCCAAAACTTAGGATACCTAGCATTATACTTATTACATGTATTTTTCATATCAGACGTCTCTCTACAATTATCTGTAACACCAAATCCACCTTCTTTAATAATTACATACACTTCTTCGATTGGTGTAAACTTATCACAAAATTCACCACTAAAATTATTATCACAAGTACATTTTCCTGTTATAACATCACATGTACCACTCTTATTACAATAATTATGAACAGAACATTTATTTTCAGCACAAGTAGAACCTGAATAACCAGCTTGACAGTCACATTTTTTAGTTGTTGTATTGTATTTTCCTTCATTTCTACACGATTCCCTACAATCTTTACCAAAATAACCATTTATACAATCGCAATTTCTATTTGATTTATTATATGTTCCTCCATTTAAACAAGCTACAGTACAATAATCGCCAAAATAATTTGTAGCACATTCACACTTTTTAGTTATTGTATTATATTTTCCACCATTATAACAAGTATATTCACAATTGTCTCCAAATTTACCCTCTTCACAAGTACTTTCACATCTTAAACCAGAATATCCAAAAATACATTTACATTCTCCTGTCTCTTGGTTACAAGTTCCATTATAATTACATTTGTCACTGCATTTGTTTTCACTTTCATCGGTTTTATCTTTTGTATCATCTTTTGTCTCATCGTCAGGGTCATCTTTTGTCTCATCGTCAGGGTCATCTTTTGGCTCATCGCCATCATCAAGAGTTTCACATCTATCTCCAATGTATCCTTTTTTACAAGTACATTTACCTGTTAACAATGAACAATCTCCGTTGTTGTTACACTTATCATTACACTTTACTGCCATAACACTAAAATAAATTATAGCGCTTATTATCAATAAAAATATTAATATACCAGCACCAATTAAAAAATAATTGGTAGATTTTTTATTCAAACTTGTATTTGAACTTGAATTATAACTAGTACTATCAGTTGTATTCATTTATATCTAAAAAGATAAATTATAATTTTAGTACTATACTTAAAGAAATAAAATTTCATAAGAAATGGATACTGAATTTGAAAAACAAATCGATGAAATGATTCAAAAAGCACACACAGACTTAAAAAGTAAAATATGCAAGTTAATTGTTAAACAACAAAATAAATTAATTAAAGACCATACACGTAAATTAAAAGAAACTGGTTTACTTACTGTAAGAAGACAACAAAGCCGTAAAGAAGATACAAAACAAAGAGATACAAGACAACGAGATTCTGATTCCGAATCCGACTAAAGTTTTAAATAATATTATTTAAAACTCAACGTTTATAAACTTCCTATAATTTTTCTTACATTTGCAAGTTTTGCTTTTGTTTCTTCTAACTCTACAAGAATTTTATTATTATAATCTAATAACTCTTGATATTTTTTAGTTTGCTGTAATGAATAAGCAGAATAAGTATTTTCAACAGAACGAATCAATTCATTCATATTTTTACAAAATAATTTACTAAAATCATCTTCAGTATTCTCCTTCTCCTTCTCCTTCTCCTTCTCCTTCTCCTTCTCCTTCTCCTTCTCCTTCTCCTTCGCCTTCTCCTTCTCCTTCTCCTTCTCCTTCTCCTTCTCCTTCTCCTTCTCCTTCTCCTTCTCCTTCTCCTTCTCCTTCTCCTTCTCCTTCTCCTTCTCCTCCTTCTCCTCCTTCTCCTTCTCCTTCTCCTTCTCCTTCTCCTTCTCCTTCTCCTTCTCCTTCTCCTTCTCCTCTTTTTCTTCGTCATCATCCTGGTCTTCGTCATCATCCTGTTCATCTTCTTCATCATGTTGTTTAGAAATATTTTGAACAGGTTTTACATTTACTTCATCTTCTTCAGAACCTTCTGAAACTTCTTCTACAAGACTAGTATCATATTTAAACTTCCATTTACTACATAATTCTAGAGCATCATCGTCTAATGGTACAAGTATATCATTTTCACATCGACCAATTACTAATTTTTCTGTTGCGGATTTGAACACTAAACATGATTCCGGATGCCATATCTGTTTTAAAATTTTATGTTTTGTTAGAACAATTTTACCTCTTGAACTCATTTATATTATAAATATTGTCTTTATATTATAAAATTTTACTAATACATAATGCAATTACATACAATTATTTTTAGAAAAATATAAAACTTTAATGTACAATTATTTTTAGAAAAATCTTAGGTTTTTTTAAAATATTAAAAAATAATAATTCTTAAAACACACACAAATTTTGTGTCGTAAAATTTCAAAAAAAATTAACCATACTTTTTTTTGAAATTAAACTATTATCACCTTAAATTTAAAAAAACTATAAAATGTTCATTGTAGTTAAACTACAAAAATTACCTAACTTTTGTAGTTAATTGTAGTTAACCGGTATAAAAGGTTTACTAAGTAATATATAATTTATAAACTACAAAAATTGTAGTTATACTATTTAAAGATATAAAAAGTTACTAATAAATGCAATGCGAATTTTGTAAAAATGAGTTTACTAATAAATATATAATGGAAAAACATCAGAAAAAAACTAAATATTGTATAAGTATACAAAAAAAATTAAACGTAGAAACTAAAGAACTTTTAAATAAATGTGAATTTTGTGATAAGAGTTTTGAATATGATAGTTACAAAAGACATCAAAAAGTATGTACTCTTAAAAAAGATAAAACAATAATTAACTTATCAGAAGAAATAATATTATTAAAAAATGAACTAAACGAGTTAAAGCATGAAAACAAACGTCTTCTTATAGATAATCTAAATTTAGAAAAAAAACTAGAAAAACATGAAGAAAAATTATATACAATGGCTTCTAGACCTACTATAACAACAAATACAAATACAATTACAAATAATTTACTTATAGCTGATTTTGGAGAAAATACCATAAAAAATAGCGTTGAAAGTAATTTTACTATTGAACACTTAAATGAAGGATTAAAAGGAGTTGCAAAATTTACTAAAGATTATATAGTTAAACAAGAAGATGGTAAGAAAAAATATATATGTTCTGATCCTTCAAGAGCTATCTTTAAATATAAAGATGATAACGGAATAATTCAAAAAGATATAAAAGCATTAAAACTTAAAAATGCTATAAAAGATCCTATAATAACAAAAAGTAAAACATTATTTATAGAAGAAAACAGCAAACTTTTTGATGATATAGCTAATAATCAACAAATAGAAGACTCTATGAATTTAATTAATGATAAAATAACAACCTTGAAAGATAATTTTCTAAAAGTTAAAAATATAGATGAAAACGCTTGTGATTACGCAAGAGAAATGGTATTAATACTCAACGAATAAACACTATCAAAACATAAAAATTGAAAACTGTACATATGTTTGATATAAAATAAACAATGTATCTTCCGGATGAAATTCAATCTATTATTATTTCCTTTGTACCTCATACTGATTATTCATCTGTTTGTAAATACTGGAATTATGAAATTAAAAAAAACCAAAAAATCGCTGTGGATACCATTGGACTTTGGTATAAACATATTAAACAAAATCCTAAAAAAATAAATTTTATTAATCGTTATATTTATGATTATAGCATGTTTGTTAGTTTAATACCTAATCTTATAGTAAAAACCCTTGAATTAAATGAAATATTACTGGATGTTTTGCCTGTCGTTAGAAAACCAACAGATGTCCGTTCTTGGTTGCTAAATCTTCCTTTAGATGAACGAGAATTACTAGATTTTCTTTTTACCTCATTGTATAGTTAAAAAACAAAAATGATTTTTTAAATAATATATTTAAAAAATTTCAAATATGACCTCTAATGATTTTGATATTACTAAATTAGCATATAAAAAAATTAATGATAAATATTCTAAAGCAAAATATTTAGACATAGAATGTATTATTGATATGACAACAGGATATATTAATGCTACAAAATTTTGCGCTTCTGTAAGTAATGGAAAAACACTTAATAAATATCTAGTTTTAAATAGATGTAAAAATTTGGTTAAATACTTGGAACAGCATGACCTGTCAGGCTCCTCCGTTTCTGTATTAATTAAAGATAATACCAGTTCTAATGAACTAAGAGGTACTTATGTTCATTCAGATTTATTATTTGATATTGCTTCTTGGATTTCACCTATTGTTTTTTTAAAAGTAATTAAAATAGTAAACGAATGGAGACTATTATCACCTGAAAATGAAATCAGATTTCATAAAGATATAGGTGATGCAATTAAAGAAGGAGTAGGAATTTTTAAAAATAATGATTCTGAATCTATTATTAGAGATAAAATAGCTTTAGAAGAAAATGGTGTTATTGAAGTAGAAACACCTGTTGGATTTATTGATATTTTAACAGATACTAAAATTATTGAAGTTAAATCAGAACATCTATGGAAACACGCCTTAGGACAAGTAAAATGTTATGGATACTATTATCCTAATCATAAAAAATATATTTATTTGTATAACTCTAAAGATAGTGATATTAAAAATATGATAAATAATATTTGTTTACATGAAAATGTAACTGTGACGTATATTTAAGTAAAATTAAAAATGATTTTTTAAATAATATATTTAAAAAATTTCAAATATGACAACCTACAATAATAATTTTGATATTACAAAATTAGCGTATCAAAACATTAATTTTAAATATTCTAAAGCAAAATATTTAGACATAGAATGTATTATGGATAATACAACTGGATATATTAATGCTACAAAATTCTGTTCTTCAGTAAGCGATCAAACAAAAAGATTTGATAATTATATTGCCAATGCTAGATACAAAAATTTATTTAAATATTTAAACGAGTCTCCTGAATATTCAGGAGGCTCCATTTCTATCTTAATTAAAGATAATACCAGTTCTAACGAATTACGTGGTACATATGTACACCATATTTTACTCCTTGATATTGCTTCTTGGATTTCACCAGAAGCATATTTTAAAGCAAGTAGAATAGTAAATAACTTCTTAGTAAGAGAAAGAGAAGAAGAAATAAGAAAATTAACAGGTGATAAGTGCAAACTTGTAAAAATGTTGGAAGCTTCTGATAAACGAAGAGAAGAAGCAGAAAAACGAGCTGAAGCAATGTTATTAAAGATGACTCTTCAAAATGAAAAAACACACGATAAACTAGATAAAACACAAGATAAATTAGATAAAACACACATTAAACTAGATAAAACCAAAGTAACGCTTAAACGAATTGAAACTCGTGTTGAAAAAATAGTTAAAGAAGTTGTTCCTCCTGCTAAACAAATTTCTTTACACGAACAATTTGGAATAATGAAATTATTTGATTCAGAAGGTAAACGTGATTATAAAGTATATTGTACTCAAAAAAGATGTGTAGCAAAAGCTAAAAATAGTATTTTGAAAATATATCCTAAAGCAGAACTTATTAAAGAAATAAAACCAAATCCGAATGCAAAAAATTTCTTACATACATTGAAAGAAAAATACGGTTCAGGTAAAAAATCAAAAATTAAAGTAAGTTATAATTTTATAAATTTAGTAGGAAACGTAACAGAAGAAGAGTTAATAAATATGGTAGAAGAAGTAGTTAATGATACACAAAATTTTGGAAGTGATGAAGAGTAATAAATTTTTAACTTATATATAAGTTAAAAATGAATAAAATAGTTTAAAATAAATAAAACTACAAATGTCATTAACTTCTAAACAAGAAAATTATAAAAATTATTTAACTACTCATAACTACACTGTTGAGTTTTCTGAAAATACAATTACATTTTGTTGTGAAAACAACCCAGAACATATAAATAATTTAACTCTTAGTTCTTTTGCTAACTCAAAAGCAAAATTTAAAATACCTAAAGACTTGTGTAAATTTTGTAGAAGTGAAGAAGAAAATAATAAAAATATCATTGATTTACAATCAAAAACTAAACATAAAATTTTAAAATATGTAAACAGACATCATATAGAATACCAATGTCTTATTTGTAATTCTATCAGAAAATCAAATAAACAATCACTCTTATCAAGTTCTAACTGCATTAAATGCTTAAATATCAAAAACAGAAAAGATTACGATACCTTAAAATCTGAAGTAGAAAAAGAAGGATTTTCTCTCATTACAACTTCAGATGACTATACAAACAATAAAAACATTTGTGTTGTGTGTAAATGCGGTAACGAATGGAATTGCTCTCTGAACGATTTAAAAAGAGGTAGAAATTGTGTTAATTGTAAAACAGAAAAAACTTATTCTACAAACAATATTTTATACGGAGTTGATAACGTATTTCAAAACGAAGATGTAAAAAAAAAGTCAAAAGAAACTTGTATTAAAAATCACGGAGTTGAATTTGCTCAGCAGTCAGAAACAGTAAGAGAAAAGACTACAAAAACAAGTATGGAAAAGTACGGATATAAAAGAGCTTTTTGTAAACCAGGAGTGTATAAAAAAATAAAGGCTACATGTCTTGAAAAATACGGATGTGAATTTCCGCTTCAATCAAAATTTATCCGAGAAAAAATTAACAATACTTTCATAAGTTTATGCGGTCAAAAAAGACCCTTTGGTACAGAATATTACGCCAATATCATATTAGAAAAATATGGTAATACTATTTTTGTATGTACAGAACATTTTAAAAACGTAATGTTGGAAAAGTACGGGTCGGAATTTTATGTTAACTCTGAAGAATGTAAAAAACAAATGATGGAAAAGTACGGGTCGGAGTTCTTTATTAACTCTGAAGAATGTAAAAAACAAATGATGGAAAAGTACGGGTCGGAGTTCTTTATTAACTCTGAACATTCTAAAAAACAAATGTTGGAAAAGTACGGGTCGGAGTTCTTTATTAACTCTGAAGAATGTAAAAAACAAATGATGGAAAAGTACGGAGTAGAACACGCATTACAAAATGATAAATTATTTTCGAAGATGCTGGCGTCTTCTTTTAGACGAAGAATTTACAAATACAGAGATGGTAGATCTGTAATGATACTAGGGTACGAAGATTTAGCAATAAAAGAACTTGAAGATAGTAATTTATATAGTAAAATTGAAGCAGGTGACAGTAAGGAGATCCCAACATTTTGGTATGAATTTGAGGGTAAAAAACATAAATATTACCCAGACATTTACGTTTCAAATAATGTTGAAAAAATTATTATAGAAGTTAAAAGTACTTATTATTTTGAAAAAGATAAACAGAAAAATCTTGCTAAAGCAATAGAAGTTTCAAAGACGTATAAGTTTTTCTTTTACGTATATTTTGATAGAAAAAAAAGCAAGACTGTTTATTCACTCAGTGAAAATAATGATTTAATTGTTATAGAAGAAGTACACTTATAAATGATTTTTCAAATATTATTAAATAATATTTGAAAATTTGAATTTGAATGGCCCCACCAGAAATCCCCCCCGCAATTAAAGTACTGGAAAACCCAAAGCACCGCCTGAGATCCTGACAATATTGTTATTAACGGCTGTAACAATGAAATTGTAAGTTTGTTGTTTATAAATTCCAACATTATTAAGACGAATAATTTCAGCTTGTCCTTCAGGAGTAGTACTACTAGGAAAAGTGTTATTGTAGTCCTGAGATTCATCAGAAGCTTCAGGGACAATACTAACATTTGTAAGTTTGCCGTAATTAGTAGAACCCATAGGATCAAGAGAGATAAAGTCAAGAGAATACGAATACAAATGGTATCCAGTTTCTAATGGGATAGCAGGGGCACTGTACCAAGGATTAACAAGACTGAAATAATCGGATCCCATTTGAGCAAGACGGTTTGTGTTTTCGTAAATGAGAGATGTTACACGAATAGGATCAACCATAGAAGGAGAACTATAGTTAATCGTAGCTACATATGCATTAGCTGGTGGGTTTGGATTTTGATCCAGATAGTATTCAATAATAGGTTGACCGGCTGTGTAATTAGCCCAACTGCATGGATAAGTACTATTACGAGCACTGAAAAATAAAACTTTAATAGCATGCGAAAATCTAATGTCATACCGAGGCATAGGTGAAGGTTTAGGCGCAAATGTTTGTGAAGGGGCAGTTTGAACTTGCTCGATGAGGATATCACGAGGTGCACAAGCCATGCGCTTACGCTCATCGTTAGAAACAATAGCATAATTAGCCCATACTTGAACATTATTCAATAAAGGAATTGCACTAAGATCGTCTGATGTTGCACACCTAGTATTTCCGTAGGTATAGGTGGTGCTATTAATTGGATCATTATTGAAAGTATCAATAATCAATAAGTCTTCCCATCTTCTAAACGAAAAATTAAGACGCATATCATTGTATGGAAGAGCAGCGGTAGGAAGAGCAACTCCGCTATCACGAGCATAAAAGAATGGCAAAGGAAGATTGAGGATAAATGGCTTTATAGAGGCTCCCTTTGTTACAACACCACCAACTACAGTAGGTATTTGAGGATCAGTCATTTCTGGGAAATTACCGATCATATTGTTATAAGCATTTCGTTTGCTTGCAGGGACTGTAAAAGCAGTCCAGAAATCAAGATGCCAACAGTCAAATCTAGCAGCAACCAAATCGTTAAATGTAATACATGCTTCACGTATAATACTGTGCATAAAATTTCTAGTCCATCGAACTGTTTTGATTTCAAGAGGATTAGCAGGTGGTTGAGCAGGTGGTACAGGAGTTGTTAGATGAATTGCAGGAGTTTGCAGACGAAGCCAAGTAGCCAAAAGATAATCACCAGCGCGGGAAATGCTTACAGACCATTCAGTCTCGAAAGCCGGAGTTCCGCTAGCACGAGAAAGAACGACTGGGACTTGGGTGAACCAAGTGGACTTTCGTGTTTCACGTACGAAATAAGCGGTAGCGTCAGGGCCACCGTACATGTATTTTTCAAGTTCATCGAATGTAGCAAGATCAATAAATCCAGACGTTACGTTTGATGTACAAATAGAAGCCATATTTTTATATTAGACAAGAATTTTTTTTTTTGTTTATTATCAAAATTAGTCTATTTTTTGTATATTTAATAATTGTGGTGTTGTTTGCCTTGTGTACATTAAATTTAATGAATTTTAACTAAGAATTTAATCCTAAGACTCTAACTAATATAATAGAAATATATATACCTAATAATTTGTATTTTTTTAATAATCATAAATTATTAAGAAGTGTGAATGTTTTATGTTATTTAAAAAGATTAATTAATGAATACTTAAAAGCTACAATAAATAATAGAAAAATATGTCTCAACTAGATATATTAACTATAGATATGAAAATTAAACAAAAATTTAAAGAAGAATCAGAAAAACTTGTTGAATATGAAGAAAAATTGTCTGATTTAAAAAAAACGTTAAAAATGCCTAATTTACAGTTTCGGTTGATTAAAATAATAGAAAAAAATATATCACAATTATTTGAAAAAATAAAAAATATAAACAATATAAATTTTTATTTAGCAGATACTACTCATTTGTTAGAAAAGTATAAACAAATTCTTCAAACTCCTGTAAAATTAACGTTTATAGGGCGTTCAAATATAGATGATAAAGAAAAAAACGATGTTATATCTAAATATTTAGATATAGCTCAAAAATATTCAGAGATAAATATAGAAATTCCTGTTAAAGATACAAATGTTATTTGTAATAATTGTTCAAATAAAAAGAGTTTTGACATATTAGACGAGAGTATATATATTTGTTTAGTATGTGGATCACAGCAAGAAATTTTCTTACATACTTCTAATTACAAAGATACAGATCGTATTAATATTTCTGCTAAATATACGTATGATCGTAAAATACATTTTCGTGATTGTATTAATCAATATCAAGGAAAACAAAATAGTAGTATTGATCCTCAAGTATATATTAAATTAATAGATCAATTACAAAAGCATCATCTTTTAGTTGGAGATGAGAGTACACAAAAAGAAGTTCGTTTTAAAAATATAACAAAGGAACATATACATATTTTTCTTAAAGAATTAGAATATACTAAACATTATGAAAATGTTAATTTAATTCATTACCAGCTAACAGGTAAAAGACCTGATGACATTTCACATCTTCAGGATAGTTTATTAAATGATTTTGATATACTAGCTGAATTATATGATAAAAAATTCAAAAACAAGGCAGGGTTTGATAGAAAGAATTTTATCAATACACAATATGTGTTATATCAGTTGTTAATTAGATACAAGCATCAATGTAAAAAAGAAGATTTTACGATGTTAAAAACTATAGATAGGAAATCATTTCACGATGATGTTGCAAAAAGTTGTTTTGAAGAACTAAACATTCTGGTTCTAACAGGTGGCTGCCTCTTTGTATTGAGGATAAACAGTGTTACCACCTAGTCGTGTTATTTACATAACGACGGCAAGATGTCTTATAATGACGGGAACTCCCTTAAGCTTTGACTACGACCTAATTTTTGAAAAAAAATGTAGAACCCGGGGTAATGACCTAGGGCATCGTAATAACGTCAAAGATTGGGTAATCCGCGGGTAAAATACCTAAATCCGATTTGATAGGATACGGTATTCCCTCAACGACCGCACGGGCATCGGTTAACAATGAGTGTCTAATCAACACGAGTTAGCTTAAGATACAGTCTAACCCTTTATGAAAATAAAGGTAACCATGAGGATGGAATCACAATCCAATGTTTTAATCGTTAAAATTGATTTAATTATTTAATTATCATATAATTAAATAAATGTCATTAAATACACCTTTGGATTTGGTATTAACTATTTATTCAATACCAAGTAGAAACACAATTTCAAATAACTTTATTAATCCAAATGAAGTTACATTATTGAATAATATGAATAGCATTATCGATTCTACAATTGATACGTACTTAGAAAGAGTGTTAGAAGATTATATGGAAAACGATGAGGATGAACAAGATGAAGAAGAACAAGATCAAGAAGAACAAGAAGATTATGATTACGAAGTGGGAAATCGGATGGGAGTTCTTATGTACGAAGCAATAATTGAAGATCGTATGTTACAAGAACGTAGGATGGAAGATCGTATAATGCGTATGGCAATGGAACAGAGTTTGAATTATTATCAAACTCAGGAAAAAAAACCTAATATTAAGTTGAATATTGAAAGTAAAAAAGCTACAAATGATTTAGTACAAGAAAAATGTGCTATATGTACATCTGAATTCGAGGTTGATGAAAATGTTACTTTTTTGAATTGTGATCATGTTTTGCATACTGAATGTATAAATGAATGGGTTATGTATAAGTCTGAATGTCCTATTTGTAGAGGAAAAATTGATACGATAAGTGATGCGACGAGTTCAAAATAAGAGTTGTAATAATTTTTTCAAACATTTACAAAATATAAATGTTTGATAAGTTTAATACGTTTGACAAATGTAAAAAAATATGGAACAGTCATGGATTTCTTATATTATTTATATTAAGTATTGTTGTTATATTGTTGATGTCTTTATTCAGATTAAATAAAAAAGGAACTTGGTCAAACTCTTATATGTATGATAAAGGAGGAGGACAACAACGTAGAAATGGTCCTCCAAAAGAAAGTAAAGGAGAAATTGAGTGTAGACGTGTATTAAAAAAATTATTTAATAGACCGTTTAATAAGTGTCGTCCAGATTTTTTACGAAATCCTGTAACTGGTGGAAATTTTAATTTAGAATTGGATTGTTATGATGATCAGTTACATTTAGCAGTTGAATATAATGGAATTCAGCATTATAAATATGTACCTTATTTTCATAAAAATAAAGAAGCATTTTTAAATCAAAAATATAGAGATGATATGAAAAGACGAATCTGTAAAGATAATAAAATTACTTTAATAGAAGTACCTAATACAGTAGATGTTACTGATATAGAAAACTATCTGATTAGTAAACTAAAGATAGCAGGTTATAGAATGAATTAATTTAAGATTTTTTAGTTGGATTATTTAATAATATAGCAATACATATTATCAATGATAAAAGAAAAAAGATTACAGTTATAGATATTATTACTGGAGATAAAGTTTTAAAGAAGCTTTCAATAGTTTGTCGTTTTTCTTCTTTTTTTACCAGATCTAATAAACTTGTAGGAGGAGCATCTACAAGTAATTTGCTAATCTCATCTGTTAATAAAAAACATTTATTTAAAGAATCTCCTTCTGGGTCAGGCATACATCGTCCTTGTATTGGTTTAAATTTAAATTGAAGTATGTTATTTTTATCTCTTTCAAATTTAAGTAAATTAGTTGAATCTCCAGAATAGTTATCGGGATCTACCAAAACATAAATAGGAGAAATAATATTTTCAGTCCATCCTTCTTGTTGAGGAGGATTTTTATCAAAACTTGGATAAGCTCCTCCGTTTGGTGTAATATGTAGATATAAAGGAACTGTTCCTTGAAGTGGTCTAGTCCATGCTAAAAAACTAACAGAGTTAGGTTCAACGTTGAATACATCATATGAATAATTTACGGATTGTGTGTTATATGGGTATTTTCCTGATTTATTGGCGTTTATTAATTTTAATCCGTCTGGGATAGGTCTTACCATAGGAGATACTACATAAAATGATCCGTATAGAACCCATTTATCGTCGTAACCATTTCCATTAGTATTGTCTAAACATTTATAGATTATATTACCATCTTGATTAACTATAGCTGGTTCTCCTATATAACCATGATATGTATTTGTATTCAGATCAACATAATGATGTATACAGTAAGGTACAATTTGATCTAAATTAATATCACTCGTTTTAATGTCACTCATTTTAATGTCACTCATTTTAATGTCACTCATTTATATTAAAATATAGTATTTAAAAAGCTATTTAAGTATTTATTCTTAAATATAAATGATGTATTATGTTAATTTGGCATATCAAGAAGCACTTAAAAGTTCGCTAAAGAAAAAATATGGAGCTGTACTAATATATAGAAATAAAGTTGTAGGAAAAGGGTATAATTATGGATCGTGTAATTTGTCTAATTTAACGAGTAAAAAGTGTATTTTATGAGAGTTACAAATATTCTGTGCATGCTGAAAAAAGTTGTTTATTGAGTTGTAAAGATAAAAAAATTCTATCAAAGTGTAAAATAATAGTAGTAAAAATAATAAATGATGTTCCGTATATACATCCTTGTTGTAGTATGTGTACAAATTTAATTAACAAATACAAAATAAAAATAATAAATTAAACGAAATTTATTATTAAAATATTTATTTTTTAGAAAATTTAGATAGATTTTTTGACATTAACGTAGAAGGTATACTACTCTCATCTAATTTAGGAGATTTTTTATCTTTTTTTTGTTTACTATCGCGTAGCTTAGGTTTTTGTTTACTTTCATTTTGATCGCTTGTATCAGTTGTATTGCTTTTTTGACTTTGTTCATCGTCATTGTATAATTTGTTAGAATCGTCAGATGAGTGATTTTCGATTAAATCTTCTTCGTCAATGTCTTCTTGTCCGATATAATCTTCTATTTGACCATATCCAAGTTTATCAAAAACTTTTCCCATTTTTTTCTCATTTTTATCTTTGGTTTTTAAATTCAAATCAATTTTGCTCAATACACCGTCAAATTTTCGGTGAAAAGAGTAATGATTTAATTCAAGTTTAGTTAGTTCTTTGGCTGTTTTTTCGGAAATAAAATGTTCCATATCTAAATCAAACGTGCTTAAGTCATCCAATATATACCAATTTACTGATTCAAGCTGTTGTTGAAGATGTTGTAAATTTTTTTCATTGCCATTGTAAAGAATAGAGTAATACCAGCTTTCACATTCCTCTCCGCTAGTTTCCATCAATACAACATATTTTTTTTCTTCCTGTGTCGACGAGGAATTGTTAACCAATGTTTGATCGTTTTCTTGTTTTGACATTTTAACTTACTTAGATTTACCGTTCTTTTAAATTAACTTTCTACCTTTTTAAGTGTTTCATTTGAAATTCCTCTTATTGTTCTGATAAATTCCAAGTCGACAGGCATTAGTTTAACTCTGCCTGCGTGGATTGCAGCTAGATTTGAATTCTTAAGAAATTCAATAATGTATTGTTCAATATGATATTGTAAAATGATGAAAACATCTTTTGAAATTTTCATACCATCATTACTTTTATTAACAATATTTCTAACTAATCTTTCAAAAGGAAATTTAGCAAAAGTTAGACAATCACTTGTTTTTTGTAACTTTTTAATTTCTCTAAGTGCTACAGTTCCATATCTAAATCGATGTGGTTTTTTTGTATTTTCTATAATTTTTTTCTTTTTGCGTTGTTTTGTTGTAATAAGAGAGGAATGAATGTATGGTATAACACCGCCTCCTATAAAGGAAATGTTAAGTTTATCAAATACGTCAGATAGTTCTTTATTATTTCTTAGACTTAATTCTAAATCTCTAATTGTTATACGAATTCTCTTATTAGTATTTGAAAATTTTATTGCTGAAATTAATAGTTCAGATATAAAATATTCTAAAATAGATGCTAAAAATACAGGAGACGAACTAGTTACCATAACTTTAGAATATCCAAAATTTCTTAAAAATTTCTCAATAATAGAAGGAGGAAAAATAATACCAGCTTTTCCTTGTCTAGTACTTCCTTTAGACATTTTTTTATTTGTAAAATTTTCAATTGACTTGAATCCTGCTTCTAAAGAATTAGTTGCTAAATTACCGGAAAATATAATTTTAACTCCGTTTACAACTTCTTTAATAGATATAGTTTTTTTCTTCGCTATTTCTGTAAGTTTAAATACAACATTAGAAATATAGGAAGCTATAATACATATAGCACTATTTAGTTGTTGTTTTGCATTTGAATTTATTCCATTTTTATCTGAAATTTGTTTCAATAATTTAGAAATATAAAGTTCAAAAAACCTATTCTTTTTCTTTTTTGATTTTTCAATCGTACTTGATTTTTCAATCGTACTTGATTTTTCAATCGTACTTGATTTTTCAATCGTACTTGATTTTTCAATCGTACTTGATTTTTCAATCGTACTTGATTTTTCAATCGTACTTGATTTTTCAATCGTACTTGATTCCATTTTCTTTAATGACAACTCAAACTTTAAATACAATTAAATATACAAACTAATATTTAAAAAGAATGTAATAATCTTATAAATGGAAGACATAACTAAGCCATCAATTACTCGTTTAGCTCGTCAAGCGGGTGTAAAAAGTATTTCAGATGAATGTTTTGATTGTATTCGTAAAGATATATATGATCGTTTAGATAAAGTAATTAGTGTTGCACTTGTAGTTAATTCTGAAAATCAGACAAAAACGCTTATGCCAGATGATGTATATAATGCCTTGAAACTATTGGGATGTAATGTAACACAATCAAATGATTTAGGAACAACTACTAAATAAATTTAAATTTTTTAATTTAAATTTAACATATGTTTTTTATAAATTTTTACGGGGCTCTAGTAGAAGTTACCATAGGAGATTGTAACTGAACTCCGTTGTTTACAATTACGTCAGCTCCCTGTTTTGCTTGAGATATATTATACATATTATTCAAGGCGTTCATAGCACTTGGTGTTGCATAGCTGGCTGTGTTAAGGACACCACTACTAGCAGGATCAGTAAAACCGCTTGCAACAAGACGTAATTGTGCAACACTATTGGATGTTTCATTATTACCGCCCATTACATTCATAGCACCTGTTTGTAAATCACGAGATGGATTTACAGATGGGCTAAACCATCCACAAGCATTTGGAATAATAGGTAAATCACCTCTGATGGGATCACCTTGAGCTGTAAGACGACTTTTAGCAGTAGAGAATATGAAACGATCATAATTATATATTTGTTCATTTTGACCATTAGCGCTGAGTGATGTCATATCATTAACACCTCCTAAAACACCGTCAGGTAATAAGTTTTCAAGTTTATTATTTTGATAAACATCTTGTAATGCTTGATTGTAAGACATTTTTTTACTTGGCTCAAAATTTTCTTTTGTATTATAATTACATTTAGCCATATTACCAAATGTTAAAGGATTAGAAGGAACTGCTAAATTCTTTTCTGGTGGTAAAGTATATTGTATGTTTGCACCGTAAGAACCAGAAAAAGTTCTAGGTGATAA